GCGGGATGGCTCACCGACACAGATCTCGCCGCTTAAAGAAACGGCACGCCTCCAAGGAGGCCCAATGACTCGACCAAAAGCACAATCAGTACGACAGGGACATGGCAGCACTGTCCCCAAATTCAGGCCCAACGCTGAGGCAACTATTGCCCCAGATGCTCCGAACACTCTCGACGCCTATGGCACCCGCCTCTGGTACGAGCTGTGGCACGCAGGTCGCAGCGCCTATCAAACAGGCACCGACTTCCTCGTGATCGAAAGATACTGTCAGCTCCAATCTCGACGCCGTTCATTTCTGGCAGTGCTCGAAGAAGAAGGCTGGACAGTTCCAGGTTCGACAGGGCTCTCTATGGTGTCCCACCCATGTGCGAAACTAGTCGACTCGATCGAGTCAAAACTGGTCGCACTAGAGGATCGCCTAGGTCTTAACCCAAGCGCGAGGTACTCCTTAGGGATCAGTGCGGCCGAACACACCAGCAAACTCTCGGCCTTTCTTGAACGTCAAGGAGGCAACTGACGCCAAGGAGGCATAGATGACATTCGGACCAAACGGATCGGCAATATTTAACAGGACCTACAGCAGACCAAAAGGCGACCGATCTGAAACCTGGGAAGAATGCGTCCACCGAGTCGTCGAGGGCAACCTCGGACTCATTGATGACGAGCAGCTCGAAGGACTCGAAGCTTCTCAACTAGCTCACGCCATCCACTCCATGGCACTGCTACCAGCAGGCCGTCACCTCTACAGCTCAGGAGTGCCAGGTCGCCAATTCCTCATGAACTGCCACCGAGCAGGATGGGGCCACTCCTTAGAATCTCATTTCTGTTTTACCTTCGAGGCTCTGCTCACCGGAGGCGGAGTTGGCGCAAATTTCTCGAACGAGTACCTGGAACAAGTAGCCATGCCAACAGGCAAGGTCGTCTTGGCGGTTGCGTGTTCTGATGAACACCCCGACAGGGATGAGTTCGCCCAGCATCTGGTCCCCTCCCTGCCAGGTGCTGCGGTCTATAGAGTGCCCGACTCCCGTGAAGGATGGGTCGATGCACTTCGCCAAATAATGAACCTTGCAGAACAAGGCGGCGGCCAGCTCACTATCGACGTTTCTGATGTGAGACCACGAGGCTCAATGATCGCCACGTTCGGAGGAACAGCAAGCGGTCCCGGTCCACTCTGTGACCTACTTATCAGAGCGACCAACATCCTCAACACTTGCATCGGTCGAACCATGACCAGCCTCGAAGCCATGTCGATCGACCACGCCATTGCGAGCTGCGTCGTCGCTGGGAACGTGAGAAGATCGGCAAAAATGTCGATCAAGTCAGCCCGAGACTCCGACATCCTTGATTTCATAACGTGCAAACTCGATGACCCAAACGCACATTGGTCCACCAACATAAGCGTCGAGATCGACGACCTATTTCTTCACCAGCTCCAAGTCGGAACACCTCAAGCCACCGCAGTGTTCAGCGCTATCGTGTCGAGCCAGATCGCTAACGGAGAACCCGGTTTCTACAACTCTTACCTCGCTGGACTCGATGAGCCTGGCGATGTGCGAGCCACTAACCCCTGTGGCGAGCAGCCACTCGAAGCCTGGGAGGCCTGCTGTCTAGGTCACGTAAACCTCGCAGCGTTCGGCACTGACCTCGATGGAGCTATCGAAGCCGCCCGGCTCATGACTCGATTCTTGATTAGGGCCACGAACGCAGACATGCCAGACGAGAAACAACGGGCCATTGTTGCCCACAACCGGCGCATCGGTGTCGGACTCCTCGGCGTTCAAGAGTGGGCAGCCGCTCATGGAGTTAAGTGGTCCGAAATTCCCGATAGCGACGAGCTGAAACACTTCATCAGCGAAATGGTTCAGGCCGTGGAGCATGAAGCCGACTACTACAGCGACCAGCTCGGAGTTCCTCGCCCAATTAAGACCAGGACGATAGCCCCGACTGGAACCGTGGCAAAGCTCGCCGGAGTTAGCGAAGGCATCCATCCGATCTATGCCAGGCATTACCTTCAGCGTGTCCGCTACGCATCCAACGACTCGAACCTCCAAGAACATCGAGACAAGGGGCGGCTCATCGAACCGTGCCTCTACACCGAGAACACTGCGGTCGTCACAATCCCGACTCGCAACACAATCCTCGACAAGTTCGACGGCTCACTCATCGAGAGCGTCGACGAGATCGAACTCGATACCCTCTTCGAAGTCCAGGCCTGGTTTCAAAAGCACTGGAGCGACAACGCCGTCAGCTTCACCGCCAACGTGTCCCCAGATATCAAACACCAAGAACTCGCCACTGCCCTCAAACGGTGGCTACCACATCTAAAAGGGACGACAGTCTTCCCAGATCTCAGCCGACCACAATCTCCGTTTCAACGAATTCCCGACGACATCTATCGAGGAATGGGCGGAGTAATCGAAACCGGTCAAGCCATCGACGACTGCCAAGGGGCATGCCCCGTGAGGTAAATCATGAACACCCAGGGAGACACCGTTATCGACTTTCTTGAAACGTTTTTAACCCTGGGCGGTTCGTTCTACGGCGAACCCTTCGAGCTTCTGGACTTTCAGAAAGACATTATTCGGGACATCTACAAAACAGACGAGAACGGGAAGCGGCTCCACAAGACGTACCTCCTAGGGCTACCTCGCAAAAATGCGAAGACGACCCTGGCCGCAGCTCTCGGTGTCTACCACCTAATAGCTGATGGAGCTGACAAGTCCCCGAGCGCTATCGCAGCCGCCGGAGACAGACAACAAGCCCGCCTCGTATTCGACGAAGTTCGCCGAATGATAACAATGAGCCCCGACCTGGCAGAAGTGTGCGAAGTCTTTCGCTCAGAGATCCGCTGTTCGCTCAACAACGGAACGTTCAAGGTCGTCAGTGCTGAGGCAGGCCTCCAGCATGGCAGCAACCCCTCTTTCGTCTGTATTGATGAATATCACATTCACAAGTCCAAGGAACTATTTGATGCCTTAACCCTGGGTTCAGCAACACGAAACCAGCCCCTCACATTAGTGATATCAACCGCAGGCCACGATCTAGAATCTCCGCTCGGAGAGCTTTACCGCTACGGCCGCAAAATCGAATCGGGCGAAGTTATAGATCCGAGCTTCGGCTTCACTTGGCACGGACCAGGCGACAACGAAGAATATGACAACGCTGACCCCAAAGTCTGGGCGAAATTTAACCCGGCGTTCGAGCACTTCATGAACCCCGAAGAAATGCAATCGGCACACCTTCGAACTCATGAGGCGGCGTTCACCAGGTACCGGCTAAACGGATGGACGAACTCGGAGACCAAATGGCTACCAGCGGGAACATTCGAGAATCTAGCCACCGACCGCAAACTCGAAGAGGGCGAACGCATTGTGCTCGGCATGGATATGGCCTGGCAGTCAGACAGCTCCGCAATCGTGGCATGTTCGGTCGACGACCCGCGACATTTGGAACTGGTTGGCTTATGGGAGAAACCTGAGGGCCAAACCTCAATGGCGTGGCGCACCCCGATCAGCGACGTCATGGCCACCATTTACGAACTCTGCGAGAAGTACACCGTCGTCGAAATAGCGGCAGATGCCTGGCGCTTTGAGCAGTCCTTGGCTCAACTTTCCGAAGAAGGATTTCCCGTGGTCGAGTTCTCCACTAACTCGGTCCAACGAATGACCCAAGCCACCCAGCTCGCATATGACTCAATTATCGGCGGCGAGATAACCCACAACGGTGACCCCGCACTCGTTCGCCATTTCTCGAATGCGATCCTGCGAGAAGATCCCCGCCGAGGAAGCCGTTTAACCAAAGACCGAAAAGGATCTACAAAAAAGATCGACGCATGTATCGCAGCACTCATCGCGATGCACCGTGCGGCCTTCTGGCGTGATGAAGTCGCACCCGAAACCCAGCTACTTGTCCTCTAAAGGAGGGCCCATGAACCAAGAACGAAGAAACGCCTCCGAAGGTGTAGAGCTGCGAGAAGACGGCGAGAGTCTTGTCGCGGTTGGCTACGCTTCGGTTTTTAATAAGACCTATGCACTCCCCGGATTCACCGAGCGAGTAGCTCCTGGCGCATTCAAGAAAACAATCCAAGAGAGCGACGTGCTCGGACTGTTTAACCACGACCCCGACCATCTATTAGGACGAGTCAGCAACGGAACCCTCAAAATTTCCGAGGATGATCATGGCCTACGGTACGAGATAGAGCTGCCACCCACCCAGCTCGGCAGAGACCTCGGCCAGTTATTAAAACGAGGAGACCTTTCTGGTTCCTCGATGGGGTTCAGAGTTGTTGGCAACGGTGAAACCTGGGGCCAAACAGAAGACGGCTATCCACTGCGCACCCTCACCGAGGTGGCCCTTCGAGATGTTGGTCCAGTAACCCAACCAGCGAGCCCTTCAACA